GATCGGTCATTTGCGTGACTTCTTTTTAATGGTTTTCCGTTGGTTGTTGATAAAATCAACAGATTGTTTATACGTTTTGAGTGTCTTCACTGGACACCCATTATGTATAATGATGTACCCTTTAGGTTTTTTACCAGTTCCTGCAAGGGGAACTGCTGCCCACATACCATCATTAGTAACGTAACCTAATGGATCGCCAGGTTTGGGATCAAGTAGAGTTGGATATGGGATGAAGGGTTTGAGGAATCCCATTAGAACACAGCAGTGACACCAATCACAGTGGCGTTAGGATTGCGGGCAAGGGCAACTTGACGTGCCTCTTGATAGTCCCGAGCAACCACAACCTCATCAAATACTTTACCAGCGACGAACAGTTGAACTTTGCAGCGCATTGGTTTGATTCCTGAACAATCTAATTATACACCATTGACGGCACCTGTCAAATCACATAAAGGACAGTACACTTTCTGTCACACCATTGATCCGTTTTTCTGTCAGATCATAGTATCCCTGATTCATTTCAACACCAATAAAATCACGCCCACACTGCTTAGCAGCAACACCAACAGCACCACTACCCATACAGGGATCAAATACAGTATCACCTACATTTGAACTTGCTTCAATCAATCTGGTCATAAGTTTCACTGGTTTGGGTGTAGGGTGATCTTTATAGCGTTCAACTGAACAACGCCATACAGCAGATTGGCAGTGTTCATTGAATGTTGCACCAGACTTCTTTGCAAATACACAGTTTTCAATGCTGGACAACCAGATGTGCTGACCATTCATAGGTGAAGGATTAGTCTTCTCCCAGATACAATGACGGACTGATAGTTTGTGTTCAATCAAACGATCACGAATGTGAGACACCTGAACCGATCCACAGAAAATGTAGATACTACCAGAGGTAACACGAACAACTTCATCAATGAAATCATCAAGTGGAAAAGTAATAATATCTGCGTGACTTTTATCAAGGTTTCGCAGACCACCACTCTTACGATTAACCTCATCGTAAGGAATATCAGTAAGTGTGAGATTGATACTATTATCTTCCATTTGAGGGAAGACACTCATACAATCGTTGTTGTGAAGTTGAATCATAGGATCAGCGACGAATGACAGAGATAGCAGGTTCACCTTGTTCAAACACAGTATCAACAACTGCCTGAACACTGCGAGCGGTGCCAATACCAACTTTATCAAAGACAGGCACACATACCAGTCCAAAGGTCTTCTCAGCGCCACCCAGACGGATCACACGACCGATTGACTGACTGATACCAATGTAGTCCATATTACGCATAAACAGGACTGCTTCAAGACCCTTGACATTGATACCCTCAGAGAGAATAGAATGGTGCATAATAACGAAGCGAGTGTCATCCTGTCCCCACTGATTCAGAGTTTTGAAGAACTCTTCACGGGAAACTTTGATACCATTGATAATAGCACCAGTCTTGGAAGTGATATACATCCAGTTGTAACCACGTTGCTTCAGTTCGTGGCAAAAGTCAGTTTGTGACACCATACGCACAATCTGCTTAGTAGAGCGTGCAGCAATTAGGATCTTGTTCAGAGAGTTTGCATCAATGGTGTCCAGCAGGTTCTTATCATCAGACTGTTTGAAATCACCCTGAGGCAGTTGCTGAACCACAACTTTAGGAGGAAGAATGTAACCCTCTTCAACCAACTTAGGAGCAGGAACGTTACAGATTACTTGACCATAAACATCACCATCATTCATCCCAGGTTTGAAGATGGTAACAGAGTGTTTAGGAGTAGCAGTGAAAAAATAGCAGCGGTCAGCGTCAGCAGAAAAATGTTCAGTGGCAGGGAAGAAATTACGCTGGACAGAATTGTGCGCTTCATCAAAATAAATGGTGTCTACGTTGATACCTGCCTCTTGTACTTTGTGCAGGGAGTGATAAGTTGTAAAGATAAGTTGATTGCGGTACGCTTGCCGATGCCAGTTCTTGATTAGTGCAGGTTTAGTGCTGCTGAAATGTTTAGTCTCACCACTGTGGACGTGGTAAACAGCAGCATCATCAATCAATTCCAGAAACTCTTTGCAGAGTTGTTCTGCAAGCAGGATACGAGGAGCAACCACAACAATAGTGGTAGGACCATCAGTATCAATCTGACGCTTTGCGTCTTCAATCATACAAATGGTCTTGCCACCACCCGTAGGGATGATAACCTGACCTTTGTTGTACTTCTGCATCGCTTCCAGAGCGTTCTGCTGATGGGGGCGAAGAGTGATGGTCACGGTTGCCTGTTGAACTTGAGATAATTATAGCAGAAAACCGCCCACCAGGAAACCCAGTGGACGGTCTAAAGATTGGATTGGATCAGGCGAGGAACTTACGATAAACTCCCATCTTTTCCATTACTTCGTGCTCAAGATCTTGAGGCACGACATCCAGAGCAATCATTCCATCATCACGCATAATGATACGATCAGTTGCTACACAGAGCATAGAATAGAGAACATCCATTCTCTTTTCATTACTCAAATCTACAGCAGTAGAGTTCCAGAACTTCAGGAATTGAGTGGTAAGAGTAGACACTGGAGTGTCTGCATCTTCTTCAAGTTCAGCATCAAGAAGTTCAAGGAAAGTTTTACACTCTTCAAGATAACCAAAACGTTCGCAAAGAGCAATATATGCACGAACAGTCTTACGTTGAAGGGAGAACTTGGTGAACAAATTCTCATAATCTCCAGCAACATTCAGAGAGTTGGAGATATTCTTGAACCAGTTCTCATAGGTAGAGATAGCGTTCTGCATCTGAAGACGTTCGCCACGACGACGCTTCAAAATATCACCAAGAATATAAACTTCATTTGCGTGTGCTTTGCTATACTTACGTTGAATTTCATCAATCGGTTTGCGTGCCTTATTGGTAGCAGTCTTGGTGAAACAATCAGGTTGAACACCAGTGACAACAACAACTTTGAAGGTACGATCTTTAGCACACTTTGAGATTGCTTTCAGACGATGTTGAAACTCTGTGAGATTACCATCAGTATTAAAAGTCATCGGTTGTCCATCAAGCAACCAATTATCATTTTCAATGCTACGGAAAATCTTATTTACTTGAGAGTTAGACATCTTGCGATTATCACGATTGTGATAGTCAAGAATATATTGTGCTTGAGTAGGAGTCAAATCAACGATAAAAGACTCATATTCATCAGTCTTTGGGTTGAACGGAAGAATGTTCAGTGCGTTTGCTGTAGTGGTCATAGTGAGTTGAGTAAGTCAACGAGGTAACTATAGCACGAAACCTTTGAACTGTGAACCCAGTGGACGGTTGATAAACTGGCACAGATCAATAGATCCTTCGCTCTTCTCCGTATAGTGTTACGATTGCATTGAAAGAGATTGTTATTCTTGGTTTCTCAGTTCTCTTGCCAGGTGGCACACAATGCTGTAAGTATGAAGGGAACATCAGTAAGTCTCCCTCTTCAATCTTTGGTACATACACTTCACCACAATTATTTGATTTCATCTCCAAACTCAAATATCTCATAGATCTGAGAGGATCCCAAAATTCAGGTGGTTGATGTTCGTCCTTATCAAAAGATAAGAAGTGAATGAATGAGAAGTGGGAGTGATTTACCTTAGAGTAAAGGTGATCGTGAATTTCCTGATACTCTCCATCTAGATAAACATTGTACCAAAGATCAGTGAAGTGTAGTTCATATTGATCGTCAAAAAATTCATCAATCGTATGATGATAATTGTCTAGCAAGATTTTTTTGTTTTTCTTGATAAAATCTTTTTCTTGGTCAAAAGATGTAAGAACTTTATTTGTAGTCCAGTCTTCAGGTATTTCTAGTTCATCAATGGAATCTAGTACAGGTTGAACTAGATTTTGTTTTAGAATCTCGTTACCATTAACTTTAGATTGAAATATAGTTACTGGAAATACTTCCCTCTTCATATACCACCAACTTTATCATTCCAGATTTTATAACTTCTAGGTTCCCAATGAGCATACTGATAACTCTCTGAAAGATCTTCACCAATAAGAGATGGAGCATTGATACATCTTTCAATATATTCTGTTATTGTACTTTCATTATGATATGGCAGAGATTGTGCATAATTCCAGAAAGGAGTGTCATACTTTGATCCATGTTTATAATGCCACAAGATAAAATCTGAAACCTCGTGCATTTCATTATTCAAAACTTTATTAGCTTCTTCTTTAGTTTTCTCACCAAGCATTACATCATAAAGAGACTCAGATATATTATGATGAATCTCAGAAGAAGATGCTTCCATTGGTTCAATAAATGCGTAGAGATTTCCATTTAGAATAGTTCTCTCACCCCTCCATACATCTTTAGCAACATAGTTATCAAAAGAAAGATAACCATTAGGTTCTACATCAAATCTTTCAACAAAGTCTTTCTCTGCTTCCTCCTTAGTTGTGACTGTATCATTATACATGTAACCATAAGACACACTATCGTGATTAGGAATCACAAATGTCCAACCGTTTGGTGTTGCAATATGATCTGTCCACAACAAACTTGGATCTGGACCATCTTTTTTGGCAAGAATTACAGAATTTAATGGATTTGTTAGTCTGTCATACGAATCATCTAACTTATCTGGTCGTCCTCTACAGTCAATAATATAAGTTGAATCAATTTCTTTCTCTGGATCAGTAATGGTTTTTTCAACAACATTGAACAATCCAGAATTTAAGACAGTCTCAGAAAAAAGTTTTGGAATATAGTGTGTTGCAACAGCTCCACTAGAGAAAGAATGAAAGAAGTTGTCTGTTTTCTTTCCCCAATTTTTATATCTAATCCCTTGCTTCATTGTTGCCTTAATAGGATTATTTTCAACCCAATCTACATTAAGAACTTCAAAAATAGTCTCACAAACATTTAGTTGAGTTCCCTGACCAACTCTTTCAATCGGAACATTGGGATCATAGAGAATTTCAATTTCGTCTATATCATATTCCTCAGTTATATTGAGATAGTGGAGATTGAGTGCAGAAACACAACCCGCATTACCTGCACCAACAATAGAAATTTTGGTCTTCATTTTTCAGTAAAAGTGTACTTAATTGCAACGGTGAATCTATATCGAGTTCTATAACTTGTTGCTCTATGCAAAATCTGTGCTGGAAAAGATACCAAACGATTTGGAATAGCAGAAACACCATAAAGTGCTCCATCAATTTCAAATTGTGTTTCACCACCATCATTTATATTATATCCAGGAGTGGGATAAAATAAAAATGTTTTAGAGTCTACACCTTCAACATCATCAGTGTGAAAATAAGGATTATCATTAGGTGAGAAGCAATTTACATACAATCTAGTAATATACTCTTTATCACACTCTGGATACTTTTCTTTAATTTTACTGGTAAAAATATCATAAAAACGTTTGGTTTGAATTGCATCCGTACCCATTGCACCGATAGGAATGATTTCCTCTGGTAGATGAAGTTCTTCATCCATTCCATCATACCAGACGTTATGAACCATTCCCGTAACTGGTGTATTTTGATTGTCTGCTTCACCATAAAAATATGGAGCATCAAGACAATAATTGATCACGAAATTAAATTCTTCATCCGATAAAAAATCATCAATAATATCAATCATTTGATTCTCCTTGATACTTTAATACTCTAAAATTAAATGCGATTGTAATTCTTGGATAGTCTGGAGTTGGTCTTCCTGCTTTGACGCAATGAGACAAATAAGAGGGGAACATAAGAAAATCACCTTCTTTAACATCTGGCATCCAATGATGTGAGTAATCATTTCTATCTAGTTCAATACTTAAATGGCGAATTTGATGACTTGGATCATTAAATTGAACTGGTTCGTGAATTTCTGGATCAAAAGATAGAAAGTGAATACAAGAAAATTGTGATCCATATGGTCCACCAATGTGATCATGATCTTCTTGATATTCTCCATTTACATATACATTATACCAGATTTCATCAATAGCAATCTCATATGGTGCATCAAACACAGCATCAATACACGCTGCATACTTTTGTTCTAAAATTCTTTGAAATGTTTGATCTTCACCAAAAAATATCTCTTTACCGCGAGGTTCACCATCAAAAGATGTCATTAACTTATTGGTAAACCATCCATCAGGAATAGGTAATTCCTTAGAATCCTCTACAATCTTATCAAGAAGAAGTTCTTTTATCTTATCATTATCAGTAATTGATAGATGATAATAAGTTAATGGAAAAATCTGGCGTTGAATACCATCAAGATAATTTTTTTTCTTAGTAGGATCTTGAATCTGTCCAGTGTTTATCCTTTCACGAATTCTATCGGTAGAGTCTTTATCAACAAAATTAAATTTGTTTGATATATCTACCGGATTTACAGTATTTAAGTATTTCATCTCTTCAAAGGCAACAAACCAATTCTAATCATAATATTGAATATTGTCAAGTATTGACAATTATGATAGAGTCAGTGAAGTAGATCCAACACCATTAACTGTAAATGTAAGAGTGCTTCCATTAACTTCAATCTTCACAGGTGCTTCACCAGTACCACTCATGAATCCCATCTGTGCTGTTACAATACCTACTGTGTTAATATCAGCACTAGGGTTTCCTGTACCACCCGGACCAGGCGCACCAGTTGAGACAAGAATTGGTCCTGTTACATTAAGGGCAGCAGTTGTCATTTCAGTTACCCCAACACCTATTCCAAGGCGCTCAATAACAGAATCTCCATAAACTAAGAGAGCAAGTGATTCATCTTGTGCAGTGGTACCGATACCAACAAAACCACCATCTACAAGTGTGACCGCCTCTGCACTTAAGTTATCAACAGTTCCACCGATACCAAGTGGATCTCCAGTGAAGAAATCAATAGGATGACCTATTTGTAGTGCTGCAGTTGGTGGAAGTTCATATGATAAAGAGTTAATAGAAACACCACCACCAGCATTTTCATCACCATCAAGACGAGTGATACCATCATTAGATATTCCAGCAAATGTAGAAATCCCCGATATAACATTCATAGGAACATTATTAGCTGGAGTAATAATTTCTGTTCCATCCTGATCTAGCAGACCTGATTGTCCTTGCTGAATGTAAATCTGCCTGACAGTAACAGATGATGCTGTACCTACTGCACTAATATCACCACCTACTGTTAGATCTGTTCCAAGATCAATACCATCTTGTACGAAAATTTGTGTTGTACTTGTAAGACCAGCAACTTCTAATTTTGCAGTTGGATTGGTTTTACCAACTCCTAAATTGCCCTCATAAGTGAGGGTCATTAAATTATTTGCTCCTGTATGATGCCAACGGAAATCGCCAGTATTAACACCAACAGTTCCTGCCTGGAGATAGAAATTTACATTACCATTTCCAAAATTGACAAGATCAAATGACTCATAAAGACTATATGGGAATGAACCAGAATTGTTATTATATCTGAGTGCTCCACTAAGTTCCCCTAAGGTGTTACTTGAACCCAAAGATACGATAGATGGAACATTAACATCGGTACCGAATCCGCTTGTTACCTGAATGATGGAAGATGTAAAGTCCTTTCTGACTGTAATATCACTTACAAGTGATGTATTTGTTCCGATAGCAACTTGATTTGATTCTAATAAAGTTGTAACTGTTGCAACACCAACAGAAAGATCGGCAATATCTACAGCTGCGTTTGCAGTTAAACTTCTTGCTGTTGTTGCTGTTCCAGTGACATCTCCTGTGATTCCACCAATGAAACTAGATGCTGAGACTGCGTTTGCAGTTAGAACTCCAACTACAATATCTGGACCTCCAACTAATCCTTCTGCACCAGTTGCAATACCCGTAACATTACCAGTTAAGTTTCCAGTGACGTTACCTACTAATGCACCTTCAAATGTTGTAGCAGTGATGATTCCTGCTATGTTGAGATTTGCTGGTAACCTATCATTATCAAGAACAGGAAGTCTATCATTAGAAATAGTTCCTAATCCAATATTTGCACCATCAAGTAATGTTAATTCAGATCCAATACCAGTATAGGAGAACGCTGTTACGATTCCAGTTGCAAAAATATCTCCAGTGGAATGAATACCAACACCAACATTAAACGCTGTTGTATTGATTCCACCACCAACTTGTAGTGTGAACCTAGGATCGTCGGTTGCAATACCAACATTGCCTTTATTGTATATACTTGTATATCCTAAACCAATATCAGTATCAATCCATTGCGAGGTTGGCATACCTTGCAAGAATCTCGCATCACCATAGTATGTTACGATTCCGGAAGGATCAGTTGCAGTTATAAATCCAGACGCAACACTGACTCCAGCACCAATAACTTGATCAAAGTTGACAGTACCAAAATCACCTGTTCCAGATACTACAAGTGATTGCCCTCTTAACTGAGTTGCAGTAACAAATCCACTAACAGTTGCGTTTCCACTGCGAACATCCAAAGCTTCTGTCGGAACTGTGGTTCCAATTCCGACCAGACCAGTAGGACTTACAACTAAATTATCATTATCAACTTGTACGCCATTGCGGAAGTTGAATTGCTTTCTTATATTCGCCATCGTATATGGTGATTTTTATCTATTTATCATCAAACGTAAGGAGCACCATTATAAGTAGCACCACGAATATCACCACTTACCTTGTATGTGATACTTCCACCTGAAATCACGATTGCTCTTCCAGCAGTACCACCACCAGCACCATCTCCAGCTCTACCATTTTGACCTAAATTACCTCCCTTGTGACCACTTCTACCACCATCACCGCCGCCGCTGCCGCCGTTTCCACCATTAAACATAGTTCCATCAGCACCCCGCTGACCGCCACCTTTTCCACCAGATCCGCCACCGCCGAAAGGAAAACCAGCGCCGCCGCCTCCGCCGCCGCCACCTTTTCTTCTTCTATCTCTCCTTCTTATTCTACTTCTACGGGAACACCACCATCCACATCTTCTATAATTACGACCTCTTGAATCTCTATCTTTTCTCATTCCGCTTCCGCCAGCGCCACCACCGCCGCCACCACCTATGATGCCATAGTTCCAAAGATCAATGGGGTATTGAACACCAAAACCAGATGCTGCTCTTTGACCTCTTTTATTTCCGCGATTTCGCTCACCACCATCTCCACCTCTTCCACCTTGTCCAATAATTCTTCCTTGCGTTCCAATATGGACATCAAGATTAGTTCCAGATTCCCAGGGACCAGTCTTAAATGAGCAGACAAAACCTGATCCATCAATTCCATTACCTTTAATGGTTTTATTGAGATGGACAATAGCTCTAGTTCCACCAGATGATGCAGGTTTTCCTCTGAAACCACCAACAACATTTACACTATTATTATTCCACTTCGTTCTTGCATACAGGTGAGCTTGAGTACCACCTGTATAACAATTAACGACAACATTTAATTGTTTATTATAAAAGTCACTAAATTTAATTTGACCACTCTGAGGTATACCAATATCAAGAGGCATATTTGACATTTCGCCATAAGATTCACTTACGCGATATGCCCCTATATTTTTACCTGGAGGAAGACCAAACTCCGCAGATATATTACCAAAAGATATTGTTCCAGAACCTTGTAATGCCATATATCTTTTTTAGTTATTTAGTTTGTCTTCAAGATCAGAAACTTTATCAGAGAGTTCCTTGATTGCTTCAATTAGCAGAGGAACAAGTTTCTCATAACGAACTGCTTTGTAACCATTCTCTCTTGTAGTGACGACTCCAGGTAATCCAAGTTTTTCAACTTCTTGTGCGATAACACCAGTATCAGAACCTTCACGATCAGAATTTTCATTCCAATCATATGTATTACCACTGATTGAATTCACTTTCGCAAGTGAATCATCGATTGGAGTGATATTGAGTTTCAATCTTTCGTCAGAACCAGTGAAAGCAAGAATATCACCAGTAACATTAAGTTGACCATTGATTTCTACACCGTAAGTTGTGGTAGAAAGTCTTCTGCCAGTACTATTATCAGCAATCGATGTAGAACCACCATAGAATAACTGAACACCTGCTGTGCCTGGAGTACCAGCAGTGCCATAACATCTCATTTGGATTTGACCTGCGGAACCCGCAGCAAATACCATGGCAGTTCCTTGACCACCACCATTACTCTTAATAACTAACGATCCTTGTCCAACATCTTGAATAATACTATTAGATCCATCGTGAACAATCTCTAAGTCACCACTATCACCAAACTTCAACTTATCATTATCACCAAATACGAGATCACCATTGAGATCTAATGTACCGTCAATAGTTGTATCATTAAGTGTTGTGTTACCATCAACATTCAAACTATCAAGTTCTGTGTCTCCATCAATATCAAGGTCACCAGCAACATTAAGATTACCAGAAACGTCCAAATTATCGTTAATATCTACAAGACCACCATTAGAATCAAGAACCAGATTACCTGTTACAGTATCAATAGTATTATCATTTGCGCCGTTACCAATTCTGATTTCACCAATGTGTGCTTCAGACCAAGGTTTAGTTGCAGATCCAAGATATGCACCTTCATCAGTATCAGGGACAATACCTGTATCAATTCTTACTTCACCAGACAACCTAGAAGTTCCGTCAACTACTAAGTTGCTACCAAAGTCAACATCACCACAGACAAATAACTTCTTACCGATTGCAGCACCACCAAGAATTCTCAGAGAAGCATTTGCATCGGAACAGGAAGTTGCATCATTTGTATTCTGGAAGTCGCCCTTACCAATAACTCTCAGATCACTGTTAAGAACCAGTTTTGCGTTCATTCTAACGTCACCGTTGAAGGTGACAGGACCGTCAAACTGAGACAGAATCTGCTTAGACTTACCACCCTCAACCAGGATTCTTTCCTTAACAATAACTTCGTCAAATACAACAGAGAGTCTGTTAGGATCTTCACCAGTTACAGTTGGTGTAGGAACATCAAATGTGGTCTGTTCACCAGACTGTGCAGAATACTTGGTGTTTCCAATGTAGAAATCACCATCACTATCCATACCAGTATAGAGAACAGTACCACAGGCAGTTTCCTGCGCCTGTGAGAGGAACTCTTCCTTCTCAGAGAGTGTTCTGACCTGTACTTGTGGAAGACCAGTAGAGTAGTTACCAGGACCATATCCAAGATATTCAAAGGTATGACCAGAAGCACGAAGGATAGAAGGTCTACGAAGTTCAATAGGATTCAGTTTGATCTTCTTGATCTGTGATCCATTGCTATGAGGTTCAATAATGGTTCCCATTGAACCACGAATGACCTGAAGTTCATTGTTACCAGATCCAACAAGATTAGTTGATCTGATTCTCATAATCTCGTTTCCTACTTGAATATAAGATCCAAGAGGGAATCTGGAGATTACATCAGTTGCTCCTGTTGGTAGAGTTACAATAAATTGTTCTTGTGAAGTTAAGTTCTGTCCAAGGAAAAGAACTTCATTATCATAAGTTGGCAGACCTCTAGTTCCAAGATTTTCACCAAGATTATCTGCACTTGCATTGTTTGCAGAGAATCCGTGCTTCAGAACGTGCTTAGCAGTAGAAAGTGCTGTAGCAGAGGAAACTTGGAAAGTGTTGTGAGTAGAATTATTGACAACATAATCACCAATGACATTGTTCAATCCATCAGTAATTCTTACAGTGTTACCTACAACCAGTCCGTGTCCTTCACTTGTATTGATCTGTTGAATACCATTTGAAGGTGTAGATGTAGATGCAACAATAGCAACCCTACCAATAACCATTGCATATTCACCTGCAACGATTGTTGGATCTCCAGTTGTTTTTGCAACAGAAACTTGAGACTTATCAGTGGATGTAAGAATTCTATAGTAACCACCTGTCGCGGTACCAACACCAGTGATTTGAACATAATCTGCTGTTGCAGTTGAAATACCACTCAGTGCTGTTACTATATTTGCAGATGGAGTTCCACCAATAGTGCTAGAGTCAAAGAAAAGTGTCTCTGAACCATTATATCCAGATCCAGGTTCTCTGATGGTTGCAGCAGTAACTGCTCCACCACTAACTGTTACATCAGCAGTTGCACCGTCCCAAACTGCACTTGCAGGTGCAGCACTATTGTTGAAGAGTCTGACGTTAGTGTAAGTTCCATCATTATGACCTGATCCACCATTTAATGTGGTGTAGGCGTTCAATCCATTCAGTTGATGTTCATCGTCAAATACGATTACCGCAGAAGCACCACTGTCAACGACAGATACAATCTTATTACCATTGGAGAAACTATTTGTAAATTTATCAATGGTTTCTCTAGTGATACTTCTCTGCAAATCATTAGTAACTACGTCACCGATTGGTGTTCTCTTTGCAAAGGATGCTGCTGCTGGTGGGTTTGAATGATTATTATCTCTATCTAACTGTGGATAGAGATCTGTAACTTTCTGACTATAATTAGAAGTTGTGAATTCAGTGTCAATGGAATTTGCAGCGTTCAGAACATAAAGATAGTAAACACCATCTTGAATGTTCTTGATATATGGTTTGATTACTTCTGTACGGTAGATATAGAAGTTTTCATTATTATTATTTCTCTGGAACCTTGGAAGAGTTTTATCTCTTACGTTAGTATCATTAGTGAAGGTACCAGGATCATGAGTTACATCAAAAATATCTACATCAGCGACAGTAAATGTCTTATCGTTTACAATGCTTGCAACAGCAAATGAACCATTAAATCCAACATCCGCCGTAGCAGAACCATTTGTTGTACTGGTTACATTGGTGATGATAACGGTATCATTCAACTTCAGATTATGAGTTTTATCAGATCTGATTGTAATTACGTTAGTTGCATTATTGTAAGTACAAGTTGTGATAAATCTAGTATTACGATCAAACTCATAGTCAGACTTGTTGATTGAAGTCAGGTTAAAGTCGGAGGTTTCTCTAACATTTACAGAACTAGAATCCTGCAGAATGAATCCACTGACAGGATCTCTTGTGTTTTCCAATTCTTTTGGAACAACATAACGAAGTCTGTAGAGTTTTTCATCCAAACTTCTGTCGTCAGCAACTCTCTTGACATAAGTGATTTCACTGTCATTATTAACTAGTTGTGTTGTGACATAAGTGAAGAGTGGACTAGATGCTTCACAGTGAATAAACCAACCAGCAACTTCACTCGTTACAGCACCAGTACCAACATTGGTGATAGATCTAGTTGCAGAGTCAAACTGAATTGGATGTCCAAGTTCACCTGCTACCTTATCAGAAACTCTACTTTCAACTCTTAATTGTACTCCACCATAATTGGTAACATAGATTGGAGTTTGTGCTTCAGAGTTGGTTCTTGATGAAGCAATTTGGAATTGTACTCCATTTAACTGAATACCATCAGTTCTAGTTGAGTTTCTCTCCTGTGTGATTGCATAGTAAATTGTATTTTCTTCAAGTCCTTCAGGAAGGTCTCCAGTTTCACTAAAGATACGAATAGACTCACCATTCTTAAGGTTGTGAGTTGCAGTCGTATTATAGATTGTCTGTGTAGGTGACTGTTGATTCGGAGTAGAAATAGTTACACTATTATATACCTTTGCAGAAGTATCAGATCCTGCAATAGTATTAGTATTCAAATCTAGTGGACCGTTGGTCATCAAAATACGACCAGCGTTGCTATCCGAGTCAAGATATACTTTATCGTCTACTCTAGCACCAATTCTATATCCCTGAGAAATGATTGGTGGTGGAACATCCTCTTCCTTATAACCTAACAGATAAATTCTATTTGATCTGTTAATACTCTTAGTTCTACTAACATCAATCTGGACCCATTCAACTGGACCTTCGTCTGCTGTAATAGATCTAGGAGTAATGATATTAGTTACATATCCCTTATCATCTTTAGCAAATGCTTCTTTCTTAAATCCATCTGCTGCCAGAGAGATTTGACCGAAGTTAGAGTTAGAGTTGGTAATAGATGCGTCACCACCACTCTTTGCTTCAAAGTGATTGTGGAAACCAATAGCAAAGACTGATACGATCTGAACGACCGCATCATTGGTCATCTTGATGTGAGTTGTCTTCCAACCTTCTCTGTAGATTGCGTCAGAATCAAGGTGGAAAATAGTATCTTGATTCAGAGATGAAGATTCTGAAGACAGTCTATCACCAGCGACTGTGGTATAGTTGATACCTTGATAAGTTCTAGTAGATGGATTATACTTTACGAATGCACGGTCATCCTTCTGAAGAGACACAGCGGTGAACTGTGCAACAACCATAGAACGGAAACCATCTGCCTTGCTGCCATCAGCATGCATACCCTGCATACCATAAACAGAACGTAAAGATACGTTGAAGACATATGGCGATGCACCAGATACGGTGTCAGTCTCAATGGTTACGGTTCCATTTGATCCAACGGAGAGACCTGCACCAGGACCAGCAGGGAGGTTTGCTCTAACAAATGGTAAGGCGTAAGTGAATACAGTATCACTTGCAACTTGAACTACTTTCGTTGAGATATTATAATCTGCTTCACTAATTCCACGAATCTTAATTGGAGTTCCAGCACTCAGACCGTGTGCAACTTGAGTTGTAACTGTTACAATCGTACCAGGAGTTGCACCGTCACCAGAAATAATACTAGAAATTTTTACTGGGTCAGCAGCGAATGCACCAACGATTTCCCATTCAGGTCTTTGCTTAGCGAAAGAATCAGGAGATGCTGGATACTTCTGATCAATTTCTCTACCAGATGCTCTGTTGAAAGCATTACTGATCTTGCTGTAGTACATATCAAGGTCAGTGAGTTGATACCCACCAACGATATTCACACCATCAGCATACTCAAAACAAGTAAGTTTGTTGTGAGAGAATGTAGGTTTGGAACGATTGTTGAGTGAGAAATCTCTTGGGTTAGTATAAACTAATCCAGATTCATCACCGTCAAAGAAGGTGAACTGCCAGAAGTAACAAGCACCAGTAATTCTGAAGATTGCAGAAGATGGAATTGCATCATCAGTTGGGTTTGGTACATACTTTGGTCTGACTTTCGTCTTTCTTAAATCTAGACCAACAATAGAAGTGCCACGAGGAATAATGATACCACCGTTAACACTATTGAACTTATACAGGATATTATCTTCCTGTGTAAGGTCAAAGTTAGAATTAAGTGTTAATGTTAATTCTGCTTGTGCGTTTGCTGTTGATCCATTAGGAGCAACAGAGATTGCATTATTACCAACATCCTGAATCGCATATCCAGGTCTGTTATCAATCAGGTGCTCACCTGGGAATACAAGAATAGTAGTCTTCTCTACTAAATCATTATCATCACCCCTCAGATAAGAGAATCTTGCAGATTCCAAGAGTGCTCTCTGAATCGTTTTGAAGGGTTTGGTTAATGAATTACCCTGATTCTCAATACCGTCGGTAGAATCAAGATCGTTAGGATTTACATAAAGAATACGACCTTCGGTATTCTTGATAAAATTCTCAAGCTTATTAAGAGGCATCTTATTCTGACAACCATTAGATTTCTATGTTTTATTTATCAACCCATAAAATCTTCTTCATCATAAAATGGTATCAAATCCTCAGGCAATTCGTGAGCATTTGCAATCACGACAGGATCAAAGCAAGGATGCATCTGTTCTAATATCAAATACTCAGAACCTTTGTAAACATGATCTATTTCATAACTCCAGTGCTTATTTGCTTCTTCAATCAAATCTTTATCATAAAGATGTCCATCTGGCATCTCATCAAAGGTGAATGGTATGCCCTCCAAGAAATACATTTTAACGATCTCTCTATCATCGTTATACCAAACGTGCTTTGTAGTAACCGTGTACGACATATTTTGTTTTGGTTTATTTAGTGCGAGTGGGGGGACTTGAACCCCCACGGGATTAACTCCCAACAGATTTTAAGTCTGGTGCGTCTACCG